ATATCGCTAAAAAAGTGGGTACATCTGATGGTGAATATGAATTGAATTCAAAATACATTATGTTGAATATGTCTAATAACCACCCAACAGACGCATACCCAGCAGGTTTTAAAGGATTTGTAAATAACTCAAACTTTGGTGGAACAACTTTAGGTTCTGTAATGTATAAAACTGATTATTATGTGGCTGGTGATACTACAGGTTATAACTCTGACGGTTCACCAATTTCATCTTCGGGAGATAAAATTAGAAAAGTATGTTTAGGTTTCTCAACTCAAACGGGTTATGATGACGATTTGTTAAAATATAAAGGTAAAGCGGCACTTAATACAACTAAAGGTTTCCACTTATCAACAAACGCATCTACAATCACAGGTACAACATATATAACAACACCTTATGATTTAGAAGGTCAACCAGCAGGTAGTGTAATAAGTGATATCAACTATCGTAAATTTACATTAGCATTATGTGGTGGATTTGATGGTTGGGATATCTACAGAAATATAAGAACTTATGGAGACAATTATATCTTCGGTAAGAAAACTTATGTTTCAGGTAACACAACTAATGGTGGTGTGTTTAGTATAGCGGCAGGAAATAGTGATTATTACGCATATGTTAGAGGTATTGATACTTTTGGAAATCCTGAAGCAGTTGATATTAACATATTTGCAACTCCTGGTATTAACTTCTACGACCACAGTTCACTAACTTCTTATTCAATCGATATGGTTGAACAAGATAGAGCGGATTCACTTTATATAATTGGTTCACCAAATTATAGTACGGTTGATGAGGTAGTTGATGCATTAGATGGTGTGGCAATGGATACAAACTATTCAGCCACTTATTTCCCTTGGATTCAAGTTAGGGATGTGGATAACGCAACTCAACTTTATATTCCACCAACAGGTGAGGTTGTAAGAAATATAGCATTAACTGATAATGTATCGTTCCCATGGTTCGCAGTAGCGGGTTATTCAAGAGGTTTAGTGAAATCAATCAAAGCGGTTAAGAAACTAACACTTGATGAAAGAGATGAACTTTACAAAAATAGAATCAATCCAATTGCTACTTTCTCTGATACAGGTACAATTATTTGGGGTAATAAAACTCTACAAGTAAGAGAATCTGCACTTGATAGAATCAATGTAAGAAGATTATTATTAAGAGCAAGAAAATTAATTTCAGCGGTAGCGGTTAGATTAATATTTGAACAAAATGACGAAGAGGTTCGTAACGAGTTCTTGAGGTTAGTAAATCCGATATTGGACGCGATTAAGAGAGAAAGAGGTCTTTATGATTTCCGTGTAACGGTTTCAAGTGACCCAGCTGATATAGATGCAAATACAATGAGAGGTAAAATATTTATTAAACCTACTCGTTCACTTGAATTTATTGATGTTGAGTTCGTAATAACACCAACAGGAGCTTCATTTGACAATATTTAATAAAAAAATAAATGGGAAGGTGTAAAATCCTTCCCAACTTATATGTTTCACGAGAAACAAAAAAAGTATAAAAAATATAAAATTATAATACCCAGTATATATGCTCCAGTATACTAGAACTAGTATTTTATTATCTAGTATTTTAATATCTAGTTTTAATAAACTAGTTAAAGAATTTCTAGTACTAGATACTAGTATAGTGAAAAAATACGAAAAATATTTGACATTATCAAGTATTTCGTAAAAATAAATTATTTTTCAATAAGAGTATATTTATAGGTAAGGTAAATAAAAAAAAATTAAAAACAAAAAATAGACATGGCAGATTTATTAATGAAAATGCCGGTTCCATACGAACCGAAAAGAGTTAACCGTTTCATACTAAGATTTCCCTCTTCATTGGGTATCAACGAATGGTATGTAGCATCAACGGCAAGACCAAGCGCAAAAATCAATTCAGTAGCAATACCGTTCATTAACACATCAACTTATGTTGCTGGTAGATTCGAATGGAATGAACTAAGAGTAACATTTAAAGACCCAATTGGACCTTCAGCGTCACAAGCGTTGATGGAATGGTTCCGTTTACACGCGGAGTCAGTAACGGGTCGTATGGGTTACGCAGCAGGTTATAAGAAAGACATTGAATTAGAAATGTTAGACCCAACGGGAGTTGTGGTTGAAAAATGGATTCTTCAAGGTACATTCTTAACTGATTTGAACTTCAACGAACTTGATTATTCGAGAGATGACATTGCAACTATCACAGCGTCTTTACGTATGGATAGATGTATTCAAGTTTACTAATTTTATTATCAGTATTTTACGTATTTTAATAAAATAAAATTGTCTATTTACAATATTAAGGGTCTTCCGTTGGGAGACCTTTACTTTTTTATAAAAGTTTCGTAATTTTATATAGTTATTAATAAAACAAATTTATGGAAGAATTTAGAATTGACCCCACGATACAATATGATGTTGTGGAATTACCTTCAAGAGGTATTCATTATACAAGTAATAAAAAATCACTTAGAGTAGCATATTTAACCGCTTCAGATGAAAATATTCTGTCTGCACAGAATTTAATTCAAAATAATACTGTAATAGATGAACTTCTAAAAAGAAAAATTTTAGATAGGGATTTTATTGTTGACGAAATTGCGGATGAAGATAAACAGGCTGTTTTAATCTTTTTAAGAAGTACCGCTTTTGGTCCCGAATATACATTTTATCTTAATGATTCAAAAACGGATAAAGAATTTACTGCAATTGTTGATTTAAGTGAAATATCATTTAGAGAATTTAAACTTGAACCAGATGCAAATGGAGAATTTAAATATGTTATGCCAAAATCAAACATTGAAATCACATTTAAATTCTTAACTCCAAAACAACAAAAAGAAATTGATGAAATAGAAAAAAGTTGGAATGGGAACGGTGTACCACCAATTGTTACAAAACAACTTGAAATGATGATTAAGACCGTAGCTGGTAATAAGGATATGATGAACATTAGAAACTTCATTGAAAAATTACCAATCAAAGATTCACAAGATTTTAGAAAATTCATTAAAGAAAACAAACCAAGTTTAGACCTAAAAAGAGAAGTAAACACCCCGTCAGGAGACAAAATCCAAGTTGAAATTGGGTTCGGGGTGGAGTTTTTTCGCCCTTTCTACGGATTATAAAAAAGGTCAATTAGACGAAATTTTATTCTTAGTAAAAAGAGGATTCTCCTATGGGGATATCATGGGTATGCCTGTCTACATTAGAAGGTATTATATTAACTATCTTATTGAGATAGAAAATAAAACTTAATCTATTTATAGGTATGGCTGATAAATTAAAACAATATGCTGATAATAATGATTTAACAAAATTCTCAAATGAATGGAGAGTCGTTAAAAATATTCAACCAAACGACAATACTGACTATAGTCAAAGAATTTTAAATGACTTTAACATGTACAAATCATCTAATGGTAATTCAGCAACTGACACAAAAAATAGTGGTGTAATATCCACGATGTCCGATATTCAAAATTTTAGTTCCTCGGTAAAAAGTTATACCACGGGAGGTTCTAGAATTGAACCATCCGTAATAATAGAAACTGTGTCGGATGTGGTTAAAGGATTTTTTAGTGAAAAGGGTTCTATTGGTGGAGGTATTAAAAACTTAATAGGAATTGGAATTGAAAAATCACTTGGCGGAATAAAAGACATATTAAAGGAACAAGTAAAATTACACAATGATGTAAATTCCGCTCTTAGTATATCTGGTGATATGTCACAAGCTCTAAGGGATAACATTAGAGATACTATTCAACCCGCGGCCGCATTTGGTTATGAATTAGAAGATGTTTCAAATACCGTAATTAAAATGATGATGGAAACCGGTAGGTTATCATCATTTAGTTCCGAAGTAATGGGGAAATTACCATCAGTTTCAAGAGCATTTGTTGAAGAGATGGGAATATTAGGTACTTATTTCAGACAATATGAATTAGTTGGTATATCAGCCGAAAACACATTAGACTCAATTGAAAAAGGAGGAGAATCTTCATTAAGATTGGGATTAAATGCAAGAAAAGTAGTTAAAGAAACTGCAGACAATATTGGTAGAATTAATGAATTTGGATTTTCTAAAGGTACTGACGGTTTAAATCGAATGGTTCAAAAGTCGGTTGAGTTTAGAATGAACATGAATAGTGTTTTTAAACTTGCTGAAGATGTTTTTGACCCCGATAAAGCGATAAATTTATCGGCTAATTTACAAGCAATTGGTGGTGCAATTGGAGATTTCAATGACCCATTAAAACTAATGTATATGGCAACAAATAATGTTGAAGGATTACAAGATGCATTAATTGGTGTTGCGGGTTCGTTAGCCACATATAATAAAGAACAAGGTAAATTTGAACTTACAGGTGTTAATTTAAGAAAAGCGAGAGCGTTGGCTCAAGAACTTGGTGTTGATTATAAAGAATTATCTAATAGTGCAATTGCTTCGGCGGAAAGGTCGGCAGCTGCAACTGAATTAATGGCTAGAGGTTTAGATTTAAAACCTGAACAAAAAGAATTTTTAACCAACATTTCAAGAATGAAAGATGGTAGAATGGTAATTGATGTTTCAAATATGTCAGACCAATTCCGAGGGTTAAAAGAAATTGCATTAGGTGAATTAACTGATAATCAAAAAGAAATATTATTAAAAAATCAGGAAGCGTTTAAAGCAATGTCAACTGAAGATATTGCAAAGGGACAATATACTGAAACACAAAAAATGGCATTAAATGTTGCTGAGATTGGTGCGATGTTAAAAATTCAATTTGCTAAAGCAATTAATCCATCTTTGAGAGGTGTTGACAATCAGATTGCCAAAGCAAATGAATACATAACCCAAGCACTAAAAGGAAAAGGTGAGGGAGGAAAAGAGGTTGAGAGAATAAAATCGGAAGCACAAAAAATGGCGGATGATGAATTAAAGGTGAAAACCAAAAAACAAGAAGCAACCAAAGTTGATAATTCATCAACATCAAAAACCGAAGAACCAAAAAATAGTAATGGACTTCCGGTTGGATGGTCGGTTATGACTGTTAATCATAAAATGTCAAGTGATTCGGTTGTTTTTGACGAGGTAAAACGAGGATGGCAAACGACATTGGATGGACTAAACCCACAAGAATATACTGGTAAAATGTGGGGAGGTGGGGGTGGAAGTTGGTAATTACAGTTTTGATAATTTCAGGAAAAGTTCAATAAAATAAAAAAACATCTATTTATAAAGTAAAACATAAATGCCAACTTATTTAGATTTTGATACCAGTAGGAACAAATCGGGAATACCTGACTCCAAGGACGGTTTTAGAGATTACTTAATCGCTAGAACTCTTAATGTACCTAATGGTCCTCAGACTTTTACTAATGCGAATTACGCAGTACAAAAACTAAGGGATATGTCAAAC